GAAAATACATCAGTTGTACCCGTGTCTTTTTCCCCAACCTGTAATGCTTCACGAACCAAACTCTCAACCTTGTCATAAGATTCAAAGTCTCCTTCGGTGATAATCTTTTGGGCTTTGTCCATTGCCTTTTGTAGTTCTTGTTGTTTACAGAACTTCAAAGCCTTTTCTTGAACAAACTGAGTCCCTTCAAATGGAGCATCTTTTACTTGTTTGATGGTGTCAAGGACAATTTTTGCAACTAATTCTTGTGAAATTTCAGATTTTACAATCTGTTCAAGAGTATCGAAATTAGGGGTTGATTGGTATTTGGCGTGGTACTCCTTGGTCATTTGCAAGATAATCTTGAAGTATTTGTTATCAAAATAAGAAATCTCAATTACATCCATAATTGATGTTGAAAATTCTTTATCCACGATAAGTTGGTTTAAAAGTTGTATTTGAAATGTATTCCCTAAGTAGTCAAAGTTCTTGTTCATATTGTAATTTGCGTTCGTCTGTTTAATTAAATATTCACTTGTTTAGGTCAAAGTCCATATATTCCAAACTTAATTTTTGTTCGGAAAAAATGTCAGTTAATTCTCTTAACGTGTTCTTTAAAAATGGTCGTACGTCAACGGTATAACGAACTTTTGGTGGGAATGTTTTTCCATCAAAATATCTATGACAAATTGTCTGTTCTCCGATTTTGATGTAAATGTTGAATTGTTCGCTACCTTCAGTAAACGATGTGTCCATAATTGACGGGTCACTCAAAATTGCATCCATGTTGTCCATCATATAAACAACTGTTTTCATTTTCAAGTAGTACTCAATCTCGTCTTTAAATTGTCGAATAAAGTAGTATAATTCCAAGGAGTTTTTTGCCTTTGGGTTATACCCTTTAACATTAAAGAATCTTTGAACAACGATGTTATCGTTCAACGTCAGTAAGAATTCCATTTTGGTGCTGTCTTGTTCTTTCATAATTAATTTTTGTTTGTATTTCTTTTTTCTTTTCTTGTTAATTTCATAAATGGTTTGAGGAAGTTAACCCAAGCTTCATCGTTCTTGGGTAGATACTTAAAGAGACCATCTTCCATCATCATTCTCATTAAGTTTTTATAACCCCTATCTGTGGGGTCTATACTGTCTGTCAAAATTTGTTCAACTAATTCTTTTCCATCGGAAGTGATTAAAGGGTTTGTAAGGTCGACTATCTTTTTGTTTGTGGCATAAAACTCTTCACCAAGTATAGTTGATTTTGTTTTGCCAGTCAAAAGATTTGTAAATGTTTTTGAAGGTTTGTCTTGCAGGATATTTCGTGCATAATCCAAGATTTCTTCCATAGTGCAGGGTTTCTCCTGCACCTGAGGGAAAAACTTAACTAATGTTTTTTCTCCAAGTCCCTGAATACCTTCAATATTATCTGATTTGTCCCCCGTGAATATCTTTGTCAACAATACATTGTAGTGAGGTATGTCTACCTTGTTCAAAGATATCATATCTCCGTTTTTAAAGTACTGTTTTGTGATTGGTGAATAGATTGTCACATGTTCAGAGATAAGCTGTGTAAGGTCCTTGTCTGCAGAAAAAATGATAATCTTCTCGTCTTTAGATATCTTACAATAATAAGCAATGAGGTCATCCGCCTCATTGTTGTGCATCTCAACTTGTCTTACAAATATCTCCTCAAGATATTGTTTGATTCGAGACTTCTGATACAAATACGATTCGTACTTATATTCATTCATATCGTCTTGTCGTCTGTTTGCCTTATACTGGGGGTATATCGATTTTCTGATGGATGAATTAGAATCACCATCCCAAAACACAACAACTCTATCATGGTTGTGTTCGTCAAGGAATTTGCGGAGTACACTCACAAAGTGAAATACTCCGCCCACATGAGCTCCGTCGTTAAACACGTCTTTTGCTCCGTGGAATCCTATCTTAAATAAATTATCTCCGTCTACTAATAATGTCTTAATCACATTTGTGATTTAAATGGTGAAACAATAACTCAATCTTCCTTCTCTTCTTTCAGTTCAAAATCAATTGAACTAACCCCAAGAATATCTTTCCAATATTCTGCATATTCTTTCTTGTAGTTTTCAATCGAAACCTTCTCTTCAGCCGCTTCTTTACCTGCCAAGAACCCGTGTGGTGTCACAATAATCTTTCCATCTTCATAACCCAATCCATTGATGTGATTTTTCATTACAGATACTTTTGTTCTGATTGCAAACTTAACACTTCTTTTGTCTTTTGTTGCAGTAATCTTGTTTGTTCCCGCACCTTTTTGATTACCAAATAAGAATACTAAAGATGAGTTCAACCAAATAGCCTCACCACCTTTTGCTTTAATCTTTGGTTGACCAAATGGATTGTCAGGTAATTCAACCCAAGGTTGGTTTACAATAACCAATGTGTTTTCATATTTTGAATCAGATTTACGTGAACCTGAAATACGTTGGTTGATACCCATACCAATCTTATCTGCCAATACAGATGCGTTGTGTTGTTTACCACCTTTACCGTCAAATGTCATCTTACAAGGAACTGAACCAACTGAATCCCACAAGAACAATAAACTATAATCTAATTCACCTTTTTCTTGTGCGTCTAACAAACTATTAATGTAGTCAGTAATTTGTTCAATGTAGTTAAAGTTATTGTTAAAGATGTAAAATCCGTCCCAATCAACTTCTCCTGATTCTTCATCAACAACTTCTTCACATTCAAAACCCATAAGTTTTGCGTGTTCAAAAGACCATTTTTGTTCGGTAATAATGAACACAGGTAGAATACCTTTCTTTTGGGCATCAACGGCAGCTTTAACTAACGCAGTTGTTTTTCCTGTGTCAGAGTGACCCAAGAACATATTTAAGTGTCCAATTGCAGGACCTGGTAGTCCAACCGCATCCAAGAAGTCAGAACCTAAATCAAAAAATCTTTGTGGTTTGTACTTAGCCGAAGTAGAGAATTTTTTCTTTACTGAACTAAAATCGTTCTTCTTAATTGCCATAATGTCTTGAATAAAATTCTTTTAGGGCAATAAGTTTATCTGAAGCATTTGTAAGTTTTTCAACAAAGTTATCTATTTCTTCAAAATGTTGTGGGTGTTCTCCAATTCCTACTGCGTTCTCCATATAGACCATTAATGTTGCCTCAGCTTCAGCAACTTCACTCTCGTATTTCAATACAAGAGATTCAAACATTCTTTTTCCTATTCTGTTTTCCATGTGTTATTTTTTTATAAAAGAAAAGAGCTTGGACACTATGTCTAAGTAAGTGTCCAAGCTCAGTTTAATTAGAATGGTAATTCAGTGTCTACCTCGTCGTTAGCCTGTGGGTCAACGATTGGTGCAGTTTTACCACCAATAGATGTAGTCGATTCAGTATCGTTTAAATATACATATCCACCCTTATCACTATCCCATTTTGGAGTTTCTCCACGAGCAATTGCCTCAAGATAATCAACAGGTTTTTTAGAATATACATCCAACCAAGTCATCTCGTCATTAATCCAAGCGTTAGCTTGAGCTTTATCTTCGTGAACAGGAGTTGGGTCATCGTACATGATTGTAGAGATACTTGTGTACTCTTTACCTGCAGGTGTTTTAGATTTACTCAATTCGATAATAAGGTCACGTCCTTTTTCAGGGTCAGTGATATCACCTTTGTTTCTCCAAATTGGAATGATTTTATCCAAGATACCATCATTCTTATAGTTGTGTTTAAATCTCCAAAATTTAACACCATCAGCTTCGTTATCACGGTCGATAACTTTAACGATGTAAAACTTACGAGACTTGTATTGTTTTGCCAATTCTTTGTCTGATTCTTTACCCGTAGACATCAACTCTTCGTAAACCTCATTCAAAGGTGAACGTTCGTTATCATTTTTTCCTGGGTCAAAGAATTTGTTCCACTGTCCACCAACTTGAATTTCGTGGTACCACGCTTCTTTGAATGGTGAAGAACCATCTGGTGTAGGTAGGATACGTACTCTACGTTGTCCTGATTTCTCTTTGTCGAGAAGGATACAAGCGAAATACTTTTTCATTCTTTCGTCTTGCGACATTTTGCTTTGGGCCCCGCCCCCTTGTTGTGCTTTTTCGTACTGTGCCAATACGGCGTCTAATGAACTCATCATGTTTTTTATATATTAAGTTTAATTTGTTTTACAATTATAGTATAGTTTTATCGATTTGTCAAATAAAAAAAGGTCACCTTTTGAGTGACCTTCGATTTTATTATTGTGTTTGTTATTTGTATTTGAACTCGTCTTCAAATCCATTGGATTTGTTTTGGAAAGAATTCTTAATATCATTAACATTGATGTCGGTCACGTCATCAGGTGTTAAAACATAATCATTTTTTCCCGTCTTTTCCATCTCTTCTGACTTATCATCGAAGAATTGTGATAATTTTTGGTTGAATGGGTATGAGTCGTAACTTCTTAACTCCAATCTTTCTTGTGGGGTCTTTTCTCTGTATTTCTCAATTTTGTTTTCAAGAGCATTTAACTTGTTCATGATTGCATCCATCTCACCTAATCTTGATTCCAATTTACCTAATTGTCCAAATAAGTTTTCAAAGTATTCATCTTGTTTTGATTGAGTATCTTTTTGAGTGGTAACCAAGTCAGTGATATCAAGTTCTTCACTATCTTCACTTTCGTCTTTATCTTCATCAGATTTTCCATCGTCATCAATTTTTTCAACATCGGGGTCAGCATCAACATCAATTGGTGTTGCTTCTCCTGTTGGAGGTGGTGGTGGAACCGCTCCTGCTTCTGCGGGTGGTGGTGGAGGTGTCGCTCCCGCTTCAGGTGCCAAAGCTCCTAAGTCGTCAGGTGCAGGTTCTGCCGCCTGTTCCATTATATATTTGTTGATACTATTGTATCTTTGAATTTCACTTAATATTTTTTTATCTATGTTCATGTTATTAACCATTTAATAATTGTTTAACACCGTTAGCAGTTTCAACTCTAACTCTTCTGTTAGCAGTTGTTTGGTGGCCGGCTCTTTCAATAAGACCGTCTCTTTCTCTTACAGTATAACAATCACCTGTATCTAAGTCGCAAACTTGTTTAGTTCCGTCACCGTTATCTTCTTGAGAAATTCTTGTAGATTTACCAAGATAGTTGTCTAATGCTGATTTAATATCCATAATTATGTTTCTATATAAATATATGATTAGGTTAATAAATTAACGGAACTTTAATAGCATTGTAAATGATTGATATACATCGTCAATCACATCGTCAGGATTTCTAGTTGTTCTCCATTTAACAAATTTGTCAGGTGACGAAGCAACAAACTCAAATTTGTTATAAATAACAGACGCACTTGCAATTTGTTTATCTGTTAAACCAGTATTCGCCTTTATTCCTGCTATCAAACCAAAATCACTCAAGAAGAATTTTTGTTTATTAGCACTTACATTTATTCGGAATTCTTGTTCAATAGTTCCTTCGTCTAACACTTCTTCAACAATAACATTATTTGGTCCCAAAACACGTTTGACAATTTTAAACTGCCAACTGTTAAACTCTGAAAGAATTTCCCAATTACCCGCCGCAGGATTTATACCAACAGTAAGTGTTTCATCACTTCCATTAAGATTACTTGTTGTTTTTCCTGTCAAAACAATTGGTCCCGTTTGTTGTGGTTGAGTATTAACATTAGGTGGAGCTCCAGGGATTGTTATTGGTGGTGCCGCAGTTGTTTGTGAAGGGTTATAAGTAAATGTTGTTGAACTTGCTCCACTACCATATGGTCCACTAACAACAATTATATTATTTTGTGGCATTGGTGAAACAAATGGTGGTACTGTTGCATTACTAAATGGTACTAACACAACAATATTAACACTACTATTAATAGTTATTCCTGTTGTAGTTTTAACGTTATTTATTGTCACCGCAGTTATACTTTCTAAATGAGTTCCTGTAATATTTAATATTGTATTAGTAACACCTGTTAATGGTGAGAAAGATACAATTGTCGGTGGAAGACATGTTGGAGGTGGAAGTTTTGTTGTGTTAAGATTATTAATTGCTCCCGTAACTCCGTCCGCAATTTGTTGAGCTTGACTCTTATTCGCCTTTCTAGCAGATTCAAAATCTAATCCAACTTGTGCTGCCGACTTATAAGCTTTATCAAAAGTACTTTTTAATGTGTTAAATTCATTTTGATTCTCGTCAAAATAAGATTCGGGTATGTTTGGAATTCCATCACTTGGTGGTTTCCAATAACATACATAATATTTCAAAAGACCTAACGGAGCGTTACCATTATCACCATAATATATTCTTCTAATATTTGGTGTTAATCTTGCAACCATAAAATCTAAGAATTTATCAAGGGTTTCAAAATTGGCAATAGGTTGTGATGTAGGAGCCCCCAATGAGTTTGGAAGTTTAACACACGATGCTTGTTTTTGTATAAAATATTTTGTACTTTCCCCCCAATAAGTATTCAAAACAACTGATGCAAAATTATTATTATAACCATAAAAACTATCTTTATTAAATGTTAGAACATAACATAACAAGTAGATACTAGTTTGTATTTCAGTACTAGTTGTTTTAGCTTTAATAGCATCGGAAAGTTGTGTAGGTGTTAAACCTATTGTAACAGATTCGACAAAATTTCCCCAAGTACTATAATTGGTATTTAAATTATTAGTACATGTATTTGTTGCCGCGCCAACATTATCACCTAATTGAGTTAATTGTGCCGTTTTATTAATATTGGTGATTGGTTTATCAGTAACATTATCTTTATTGGCAAGAATTACAGTTTCAATCTGAGTTAAAAGATTTTGATTAACACTTTGTAAGAAATTATCTATTGACGGTAAATCATAAATTCCTTGTCTAACACCAGAAAAATTAGTTTGAAATTCACCAGCAGTTATTGTGTGATTAACTTCAGTAATTAAATAAGGACCATTAAACATTGGAACATGTCTAAGGTTAAAATACATTGTAGGTTGTAATAATGCATTTCCCAAACAAATAATATCACATTTATAACTTCTTTGTTTGTATAAATTATACAAACCAACGTTTTGGGTTGCAACATTTTTACCATTTGCTTGGTTTACCATGTTTAATTGTGTTTGAATTGTCTCCGAAGTTGCTTTACCACTATCCATAGAAACACTAAACGAGTAAAACACATTCTGATTTCTTGTTCCAATATCAACATTAAATCCAACACATTTATTAGATAATGCCCAATCTTTTTTTCCAACTTGATTTTCAATTAATGGATTTTCCGATGCTCGTCTTAAATCAAAGGCATCATTTCTATATCGAGAATTTCCCTTTGGTAGGTCTAAATAATTTGATGGTAAACCAGCATAGAAACAAATCATTTTTGGTCCTGATTTTCTGTAGTCCACATCCAAAAACGTTCCCCACATATTATCCGCAAACTGTAAAGACCCTTCAGCACTTTGTGATATTGTGGTTCCATCGGCATCTTGTACATTATAAAAGTTAACATACGCTGGTAATGGCATTACATTAAATTTGTTTTTAATTAATATTCCACTAAGAAATGTGAACACACTCATTTCCATATTAATGGAACTAGCCTTTAAAGTATTTTTTAAATCAAACACATCAATAAGAAGAACGTCTCCAATATTTCTCGATGCTCTATCTAAGAATAAAAAGTCTTCAAATAATGTCTTGTTTGTAAAATCACCACCAGAAATCCATTTATCATTTAAGGCCTTAAACACTTCGTAATTTTCAACCTTACTTTGTTGTCCATCAATAACACTCTGTATTTTTCTTTCAGGTAACTCTTGTTGATTAGGTAAATCAAGTCTCACTTTTGTTAATATTTGATTCAAGAAAATATTTTGTAAGGCGTCAGTCCCACCTAAATAAGTGTTGATGTTTGTTTTAAATTGTGAACTATTAATTGTTGGTACATTTAATTTTTGAGTGGCATATTGCTTAATAAGTTGTGAACATAACACAACATTATTGACTGAGAATTCAATATTATTATCAATAAAGAAATCCGTAATATATGAACCTTGGTTAGTATATCTTAAATTGGTTATTGTTGAAAACCCTACTTCGGTTTCTAACGCCAACCAAGCTTGTGAATATGTTGCCTTTGATTGAGCCAAAGTAATCGCACCATTAACCGATGGTAATGTATTATTAATATATGTACCAAATTGAATTGGGTCCACAATTGAATTGTTTCCCCCATTAGATGCGAGGAATGAATCAACGACTCTTCTTTTATAATTTGCAGGGTTACCATATTTTAAAACCACATCATATTCCATAAATGATTTAATCGTATTTGAAAATGTAACCAGTTGTTTATCACCAAGAGTATTAAAATACTCCGAATTTGTTAAACCCGCCTTGGCATTGACAGACATTAAACTTCTAAATAGATATTGGAAGTTTTTATACGTTGCACTATTATCAACAGGAGATTGATTAACGGGGACAACAACTTGTGGCCCTAAATCTATGTCAGATATTGGTTTAGAAAAATTTAAAAACTCTTGTTCAAATTTATCTAAAATACTTTTATCAAATACTGAAAACACTTCTTCAATATTAGAATAGTTATTTTCCAATAATAATTTAAACGGCGCTTGTTTTGTATTACCAGTTAAAATTTGATTAACATAAGAGTCGGGTTGTGGTTTAACTATTTGATTATTATCAAAATAACCATAATTTGGTGCTGACCATAATAATCTAACAGAACCATTATAAACAGATGGGTTATTTAATATTGGTACAATTTGATTGTTATTTTGTAAACATTCAACATTAACTTGATTTACTGAAGAACCGAATGAAGGGACAATAAAATAATTAACCCCTGTCGTATTTTGATTTGGAGAACAAGTTCCTGATGACGCAACAAAATCAATTAAATTATCGGGTAAAATTACCGACCATGTTTGAATTGATGTACCAGTAAAACCATTTGGGTAAATGTTAGAATCTGTAAAATTATATACTTTCATACCTCCATTAATACTTGTTTGTATTTCTGTGTCAGTATATCCTGTATATAAATCATATCCATTATAAAAAACGTTAAAATCATTAATAACTTTTGGATAAAATCCAGTTTGTATTTTTGAATTAGTAACAATTGAGACATTTTGTAATTTTATATTCTTAACACCATCAAATTGAAATGTATATGTTTTGGTATCGGCACTTGTTACTGGGTCAAAGTTAACTTTATAATCAAAGTTATTCCAAGCAGAGTCAAGGAAATCAATGCCAGTTGTTTTGTATGTTTTATATCTATACCATAAAGAACCCATCTTTAATACCCAAGCGTATGGCATTTTGTGAATCGCACCAAACTTTTTAAAACAAGATGCAATATAATCTAAATCGTTTGGTGAACCATATGTTTTATATCTTTCTCTTAAAGACGCTAACGGTAATGAATTTATGAAAAGATACGCAGCCTGAACATAAGGATACTTATCTTTTTTTCTCCAATTATAAACACCATTTTGAATCGCATTAACCATGTACGGTGTATTCAACATTGTTGTGGTTGTTTCTGTGGTTAAGTTGGTGACGGGTCTAAAGTGGTTAACATATCCTTCTGTTGGTATAAATTTATCAGGATTTTTTCTTGTATCTAAAAATGTTGTTAAATTTGTTGCAGTAATTTCTGTAATTGGGTTGGTAACATTTAAATACGAAAAATTAGTAACAGGTCTATTGGTTGTGTAATCATAAACACTTGTAAAGTTTGAAATTACATTTCTCGGTTTAAAAACAGTTAAAGTTTGATTTGTATTATAAACTGAATCTCCTTGAGCCTGATTACTAAGACTCATATTACCACTCACCCAATTCGGATTTGTAAACGGATAAGTATCAATAATTAATGGTGTATTATTAGAAGCTTTAACTAACTGTAATAACGCTTCAGATTTGGCATTATTTTGTGGTTCTTTACCCAATTGATTTGTGGTAAGAATATTAAACGAATTTTCAGTTAAATTTCTAATATATGGTGTAACATAAAAATCTCTAATAAATTCTTGATACGACCTACCAGTTCCTTGGTTAGATATGTTTTCTAAAAATAGAACATAGTTTTCAGCCGTTATATTATAATTTTTTAACTTTAAAGTTAAAAATGGTGAACTAACACCTAAACTACTTATAATATTATTTGTTTCAGAGCTAAGAACTAAGTCCGTCAATTGATTTAATTGATTACCATTTGCTCTAATATAACCAGAATAGTTTGACGTTAAAAATTGTCTTTCCCATATTTCATAAAAAAACTTAATTTCTTCTTTATTAAGGTACGCGATACCATTTGAAGGCTATTCAATTGCGTTAATGTTTATAATATTTGTAGTTGCTTGACTATCTGTTGGTACTTGGGCAATTGGTGGATTAAACTTTTGAGTTAGTCCTTTCATATACTCTTCAACAAATTCAACCTCAGGCCATTTATCATATAGATAACCTTTTGTTACGTTAACTTCAGAAGGGTCTGCAATATATTTTAATTGAAAACGTCCTTTTTTATCTTCAGGAGTTTCAACAAAATATTGTGGCCATGGGTATACAGGTTCTTGGCTTGTGGATAATCCTTGATTTTCATTTTTAGCTTGTTGTGAAATTTGAAGACTGCCCTTTGTATCGGTACCAGGCGCCGATGATTGATTATCTAAAATTGCAAGTTGTCTTACGGGGTCGTACTTAACATTCCAAGCATTTGTGTGAACGTCATCTAATAATCGAATGAACGCTTCAGCAGAAGCCATAATAACTGCAGATATATTTCTAATTGATGGTTTAAAACCAAGACCTATTTTAGTATCTTCAATTTTTCTAGAAAAATCAGCGGTTAACGCAGTTTCATATTCTGTTAATTTTCTATTAGTTTCGGCCTCTATTTGATAGATTAAGTTTTCAAATCTTGGAACACTGTTAACCGTTGTTGATGATGACTTAAACACAAGTAATGGATTTGTAATAACATTAACCGATTGGTTAGTATTGCCCCCTTCTTGAGTTTCAAGAGTTGGTACAAATATTTTTTTCTCCAAATATTCTTTAACTAATTTTGTATCGGTTTCGGTTGGTGTATACCTATTTGATTGTTCAATAACTGTTTTTGGTAAATCAACTTGGTCAAAAGATACGTTAATAAAATACGTATTGTGATTAATTGGATTTTCAATTTTTGATATCCCATTCACACCTAAAGTTGGATTTGAGGCTAATAATTCATTGAATGCAATTGTATCCCCACTTAATACTTGTAAAGCTCTTTGTCTTTTTGTTTGGTCCTCTAATATTTCTTTATTAAACGCATAAACTAAAGTCCCATCCTTTAAAACGATTGGTCTTGGATTTAAATTTATATTAAACCAAGAATCTTGATTACCATAAATCCCATTATAATAATTGGTTAATGTCTCTTTATAAGCCCTAATATTAGTTAATGGTTGTACGTCAACTTTAGTATATGAATTTATTATTGTTGTCTCAAAAGTTTCTAACTTATTAATTAACTCCGCAAAGGTTAATTCAGGAAAATCAGGGTCAATCAATCCCTTGGCTTTATATTCACTATAAACTTCAACAACTTTTTGATAACCCCTTTCACTAACAATTTGAGTTACAATATTGTTTGTACTATTGGTGGATTCTTTTGATATTGCTCCCGTTTGTTTTGTACCCGCTTCAACATTTTTATTTGGTGCTTCAGGTGATGTTGCAGATTTAGAAATATCAAATCTTGTACTATACATGTGAGGAGCCGCCAATAAGTGACCCATCGATATCTCATTTAAAATGTTAAATTTGTATCCAACAAATTCTAAAGTAATTGAATAGTTTCCACTAAAAGAATTAAATCTGGCGTTAAATGTTTTTAAATTTAATTGATATTTTATTGCCTGACCGTAATAACCTTTAAGTGTTAAATAAAATGGTGGGTAAGGTAAATTAAAAAACGCAGCATATGGTGAATTATCACCTAATTGAAATAATGCTCGTCCTTGAATATCTTCCAACTCCATACTTACAGTTGGTATAAATGACGTATTAGTAGTAACTCTAATTGATGTAATTCCTAATAATCCATTATCAGTAGATTGATTACCAGGGTTATTAACCGTAACTTTTTGATATGCGGTATTACCATTTATGGGTTCAATATCCTTAACATTTAATTGATTATCTCCTAACCCATTTCTTGTACTTTTACCTGTCAATTCATCATAATAACCCGTTGTCAGTGAAGTAAGTTCGGTTGGTCTTAAAAAATTAATTTTGGCAATAGAAAGAATAGAAATTCTATCTTCAGGACTACCACCTACCGATAATTTAGTTCTTGGTAAAAGTTCTGCTTCAAGGTTGGCAAACATAACCATCTTTTCATGGTCAACCAATCTTTCACGAATATTTCCAAACGCATCAATAGTTTTGTTTGGGTCAACAACAATAATGTTATTGTAATCAAATTCCACTAATATATTTCCACTATTGTCTCCTGGTCTGTTACCTGCCATAATAATAAAAATAATTTTCTAAAGATGCTTTATAGTCCTGTAATGAAGGTAGTAGCGGATAAGGAATAATCAATACCGCCCCATCAAATATGTTATTTTCTAAACCTCCAAATTGTGGGTTTGCCTGTAAAATTAACCAACTAAAATATGGTGAACTATAATACTCTTGAGAAACCACATCTAGTCTACTTCTAGCCACTTTATATATGTAGGATTTGTCAGTTGTTTTTTGTGGTAATTGTACGAACGGCACAACAGTTTGTTCTCCATTAATAAGAAAGTCACTGTATCTATTATAATATTGATATGCCATTAGTTAAATTTTACTTTTGATACGTATACGTCTGCAGATATTTCATCATTCCACGTTTTATTATTTGTGTTATAGTTTTCAGTTGCCCCCAATCCTTTAATCAAAGTCTTTTGAGAGTCTGTTCCTGCGTTTTCAGTAGTATAGGTAAACAATCTTTTCTTAGTTGGGAATGGTGTGAACTTCAAGAAGTCTTGTAATTTTTCTTTTTCAATACTATTAATAAATTCTTTAGTAATATTATTTTCACTTTCAAATAAACCTTTTGCCTTTCTATCCCAATACTCATCAAACGCCTCAATTAATATAGGTCCTTTTTCCGCAGTACCAAGTAATCCCACATTA